AGTTAATCGCATCCAATTCTGTCAACTAATTTTAGGAATAGTCAATGTGTTTTTCTCCACCAAAAACGAAATGTGATTTGAAAAGCAATTTATCAGCGAAAAAACAGCATTTGAAACGCCAAAAACTTGCTCAAAAAGCATCATAAAAAGAGCCTTGAAAATAATCACTTTCGAGGCTCTTTTTTTCGTCTAAAAACTTGCGTATTTCAAGGAATTTTCGTACCTTTGTACCTGTTAAGTTGATGCTTTGTGTCCTCACACATTGAGGTCAAATTTCACGTTCTCATCTCCATTGAGCAAGTTTCTTGTTCTCTCCAGATTGCTTGCATAGATATGAACGTTTCCGAGATTGAGTGTTATTGACTTCAAAGGCAAATCAATCTGTCTTGCCATCAAATAAAGATGATAAATGTCTGACGGCAAACCTAAGTTCGCGTCACTGCTTCGCTGGTATGCAGAAACAACCAGTTCGCCTTCATCAATCTGGAACTGCACAAGACTCAGGCAAGGTGCTTGGTTGCTCTCTGCATCCGTTGAGCCAAGGAACAGCACATAGTTCTTGCTGTTGCGCTTCTCACGGTTGATCTTGGCAATGAGCGGAGGTAATTTCTCAAAATAGGTCGGATAGCTGTTCACCAGGACTGACCCGCAATAGTCCCACCAGTTTATTCCCACATCACGATACTTATCAACCTGTCTTTCACCCTGCATAAACAGTTGTAGTTCGCTTCTGAGCTTCTTTCTGGCTATGCTGTGGCTCTCGAATATATCCAAGAGGTCAGCAGGTGTCAGTGACAGTTGCTCATTCAAGAGATACTTAATATCTCCTTTCTTGTTGTGCTGCATCTTTCCGTTTGAAAGAACTTTGTTCAGCATGTCGTAGTATTTATTCATAACGCTTGATATTAAAAGATGGCACAAAGTTACGAATAAACAGGCGGCACACCTTACAGAAGCGGAAAATCACGGTGCAGACATTTTGCAGTCGCTTTTGAACTTCCGTATCAGGTCATAGACTTTCCTCACGCTGATATTGTATTTCTCAGCGAGGAAAGCCACACTGTATGACACTTTCAGCCCGTCTGCCTGTTGGCTCCTGAACTCTTCAAACAGCCAGATATATTCCACGTCACCCGTCCCCACATTCGCATTTTTGAGGGCAATCAGGGTGCTTTCAGTCAATTTTATCGCCTCAAATACTTTCATCTCAATTATTTTTCGTACCTTTGCACCGTCTCACTTAACTTATACATATAAAACACCTAACCGGAAGCGGAGGTATAGGCCCCCAGCTCGCCGGTTAGGTGTAATGTGTTAAAAAGTAAGTGAGACGACTTTATAACAGGCTGGGGGCTTTTTTCATCCCCCTACAAACTCAGACAAACACAGTCCAGTCTATTTCTTCACGTTCCTGCCACGAGGCATTGAGGCAGTCTTGGATGTGCTGCTGCATACCCTTGACAAACTCTGTCAGCTCTTCGGCATCCTTGAACGTGTAGCACAAGGGCTCTTCATCGGTTCCGAGTTTCACGGTCGGCATTTGTTCCAGGTCGCCGTTCTGTGCCATGTTGTAGGCAAGAGTATAGTTCGCCTGGTTCTCAGACGAAAGCCATACCAGATGACCGTTCCACTTGTAGCCCTCAATGATAGCCCTCTGCGTGTTTGCACTGATCTGAGCGGTGATAGTTTCCTTCACCTCTTCAATCGTCGGCTGATGGTCAAAAGATGTGCGCCAGTTGTAGCCCATCTCATTGTCCTCATCCTTGCCGAAGCCATAGAACAAGTCCCAACGGTTCCGGCCAACTTTCTGCAATCCGTCCTGGCGGATTGACGTTCCATAAATTTTGTCCATCTTGATGATAATTTGATTGGTGAATAAATAATGTTCAAACGGTGTTTAAGTGAAGCTGTATTTCACTTTGTTGCCGTCGAAGACCTCGCTTTCGATGACCGTCTCGAATGGGAAGCCGTCTTCAATGTCGCTCACCTTGTTAAGGATCTGCTTCATTTCTTCCGACGCAGTAAAGAACTTTGCCCACTCGCCAGACCTCTTGTCTCTAAAGCTGACCAGATAGCGACCATCACCCTGTGAGGTGGTAGCGTCTTTCTCGTAGTCATGGATCTCGATCTCTTTGTTCTGTAGGCTGCCAAGCCTGACAACCTTTCCAGGGAACCGCTTCTTGCCGTCCTCTGGGGTGTAAGAAACACCCATCTCACTAAACTTTTTCATATTTTTACCTGTTAACTTAAAAAATAAGTGTTTGCAGTCTGCATGGCAGGCCATCCCCTTGAATGACCCGATAATTTCCTGACGGCGCTTGCGGCTCTTCACCTTCGCCAGTTTTCGCGCTGCCTTCTGCTTGGTACGCTTGCGTATCAGTGAAAAGTCCTCATACTGGATATATCCCAGATGGTCAAGTCCCACCTCGATAGGACGCACGGCCTCTGAGGGCTTCACCTTCAAGCCAAGCTTTCCAACCTCACGCACATAGATGTCTCTCAGCCTCCAGAGGTCTTTCTTGTTCTCACCACCCCAGAAGACGGTGTCATCCATATAGCGGTCATAGAGGTAGCGCACTTCCTCTGTGCCGTCCTCATGCTTCAAGACGTATGAAGGAACGTGTTTCAGCATTTCATGGTCAACGGGTGACAGATAGAGGTTGGCAAAGCACTGTGATGAGCGCAGGCCCTTTGACAGTCCGTTTGGCAGCAGAGTGATGAAGCTGTCAAGCATGGGAAGCAGCATAGGGTCTGATATATACTCACGGATGACAGACTTCATCCTGTCCTGGCTGATGTTGTCATAGAAGTGCTCTATGTCATTCTGGTAGAAATGACGCATCATGTCCGGGACATTCTTCAAGTCTTCCTCTATGACGTGATGGAGCCAGTGCATACCACGCCCCTTGATGGATGCTGCCGTGTTCTTGATGAGGGTTGGATAAGTGTATTTCTCCACGATGACCATGATTGCATGCACTCCCACACGCTTCTTGACTGTAGGAGCCTGGCAGTCCCGTTCCTTGGGGCCGTCGGTAACATGGATGTCGCTGACATCTGCGCGAGTAATACGGAAAGAGCCGTCACCGATCTGCTGCTGCAGTTCCTTGACGATGGCCTCTCTGTGAGGCTTGTATTTATCCCGTTGTTTCTTGTGTTCGAGGTGGCTGACAACATAGTCAAAGCTCTCGTACATGTTTTCATCACTCACAATCTCCGGGATAAGATTGCCAAGTGGAAACTGAATGTCCATGCCTTCAGGACCTTTAGATATGTTCCGGCTTTCCATCATTGATGCTGTTGCCGAGGCTCGGATCTCTCGCATATACTCAGGCGACACGTCACCATAGCAGGGGTGCGATTGTTTTCTGCCATTGCTGGCAGATTTAGTTCTCAGTGTCAGACGCGTGCCGATGTTCGTGTTCGAGTTCGAAGAAGCGTTGTTCGCATTCGAGTACACGAGACCGCCATTCGCATTCGCATTGTTGTTCGAGCGGTACACGACACGGCCAGTTGTATGGTTGTACCAAAAGCCATCGCAATAGTTCTGGTTCCAGCGGCTGTTGTCGCTTGTTATCTTTGACGGGATGATGTCACAGAAGCGTCCGTGCTTCACACGACCGATGCAATATCCACTGGAAACATTGATGCCCTTCACCGTGCGCTCTGTGTCGCTGATGGGGTCGTAGATGTGCCAGACGGCATCCGTCGGATCACCGCTAACGCCAGAACCGAAGTTCCTCATGAAGTTCTTGTAGGAACGCACGTTCACCGCCACGTTATCCATCCATTCAGTAGTGCAGGCCATGAAGCCCTCCAAGCCCAGAACCTTGTTGCCGTCACCCGTGCCTCTCACGCTGTTGGTGTTGCCGATGCTGTCCCTGTAGCCTGTAGTGCCACCTGGCGATTTACCATAGCCACACACCAGCTGGGCATCACGATTGCCAACCGTAGCAAAGAACAGCAGCGCCAGCAGCTTAGACATCTCGTAGTCTATGAGTTGGTAGCCCTCACCGCGAAGGTGGGCATGGTTCTGGAAGTCCTTCTGCGTGTAATTGATGGTACCCAATGGAGCACTGCCAGTTGGGTTGCCGTCAGCGTCATACTGCCATTCCTGGGATGTCGTGCTCGTGCCGGTTCCCACTCTGACAGTTGCGCCAGAGATAGAGCGCAAGCGTGTCAGGCTGTCAATACTGGCTTCATAGATGGCACACAGGCATTCTGCACTCTCTACCCAGTCGGGTTCTATGGCCTCAATCTCTGTGCTGTCAACGGCTATCGCCTCCAGGCTGCCGTTGGTGTTGGCAGATGTGAAGACAAAGGTGCTTGCGCCCTGAGGCACGTCGATGAAGATGTAGTCGCCTTCCACGAAGTCAAAGAGCGCACTTGCCACTGCCATGTTGTACTTCTCAATGATGGTGCCTTCCGCATCCAGGAAACATGCCCCGATGGAAGCATTGTTCAGTCCGGGCCATCTCACTTGCTTCATACCCTCAACGTTCAGCTGATAGGTGTTGTAGTTCGGGGTGGCCGTCAGAACTCCAGTGCTCTCCAGAGTGCTGCTGCCTTCCGTGATATTGCCAACCATGACGGCTACATTCTCCTGCAACAGAATAGTGGAAAGTGTTGCCCTGCGGATGGTGCTTGCCGTTGATATAGGCTCAGTAGGCAGTGAGCTCCAGGCAGTATATTTCTTCTGGTTCTTGAAGTCATTGATGCCCTTATACCACAGGTGCGGAATACGCATGAAGGCATCATTGCCGCTGCCTACGCTGTCGGCATAGTCGAAGGTGCTGCCGTCTGCCAGCTTCTTGTAGTCGCTCTCGCTCATGCGCACACCCTCAAACTTGCCAGTCTGGGTGTTCAGCTTACCAGTCACGGGGATAAGCAGCTCACGGATCTTTGAGATGTGACCGCTGGGCATATAGCTGTCGCCGGTGGTCTCATTGTCAAGGTTCGTGATGTTCTGAGGGTCATCTACCGTGTCATCCTGCTCCACAAGCGTATATTGTGCCTGGTGCAAGGTGAGGTCGGTAAACTCAGACTGCCAGGCGGCTACGGTCTCATCCTCAACATATCTGGTCAGCATGTACGTTCCCACGAGTGCAGGAGCCGTCTGTGCCGTCAGGTTGGCATCAAGACCACTCAGATGCAGGGCTGAGACGATGGCAAGGTCTGAGCCGTCAGAGCTTGTCATCACAGGGTTCGCACGCACTACACGGAGTCTGCTGCCGCTCGTTCCTGCAATCGTAGCAAGCAACGTCATCGCGTCGATGTGGGCACAGTGCTCAACTATCAGCGTCGTGACGCTCGAAGCATCTTCCAGAACCAGCCCGTCCGTTGTGAGGTTGGGCAGATAGCGCAGTTTCAGATAGTTGTAGGTGGCCGGTAGCTGCATGTAGGTTATCTTGGCACCGTCGGCAATGTCGGCTCTCACCAACTGGCTACTGGCGGCAAACAGGCTTTCCAGTCGCGGGCAGCTGCTGCACACTACATTCGTGATGAGCGTTCCCCTGATGTCAAGGATGCGCAGGAAAGGCAGCTCTCCAAGGTTCAGGTTCGTCAGCAGCGTATAGGCTCCGATGGTCAGATTGCTCTTGCCGACACAACCGATGTAGATTTCCTCTGCCAATGTCATCACAGAGAAGTCGAAGTTGCTTGAAAGCGTGATCTCTGACAGGTCTATCTTCGACATGCGGTCTGCCTGGTAGATATAGAGCAAGGCACCTTCCTCATGTGAGAAGTTCGTGAAGACATGGGTCTCTCCAGCCTCCAGATAGACACTTTCAGACAAGGAGCCTGAGCTGTCATTGCCGATGCCGAAGTAGCCGGTCTTCGCGGCCTTGATGGTGATGGTTGCACCGTTAGGCGCATTCACACGGCCTGACAGAACACCGCTAAAGAAGTCGCCGGTACCATAGAAGCCATCACGGATGCGCCATCTGCGTTCTATGAAGGCAGGGAGTGAGGTGAGGCCCAATCCTTGCAGGGCATAGAAGTAGATGTTATTGGCCGTCGTACTTGTGAAGTCAATATATTTGCGCTCACCGTCGTATGAGGAAACTTTCTTCTGCCAGCGTCTGATGCGGGCCGTCAGGAAGAAATAGGTTGCACCCTCAGGCGAGAAAGGTTGCAGGGTAAGACCGTCAACGGTGGCCGTGCATGAACGCATGGCTGACGCAACGGTTCTCAGTGACAGTTCGGTCCCACCTGCATCCACATAGACAGTCTGCTGCAAGTAGATGTTGCGGAACAGGACTGAGTTGTAGCCTGCGTATGGGTTTGTGTAGCCGGTCTGCAAATCAGGCAGCTTGTTCGGGTCAACCTCAGCATCCACCGTCTGACCACCGTCATTGTCCTTGCCGTTGCAGGTATCGCAGTCATATACTTTGTTCAGGTACATGCGCATTGCAAGCATTCCCTCAGTCGTGTCGCTTTCCTCTTCGTTGTCATTGTAATAGACACCGTTCACCACCTTGCAGCCGTCTTCGAGGAACCACATAGGCTGCATGTTCTTGGCTCGCTGGTCAACAGCTGCCAGATAGTCCGTGAAGACATCGTATGACAGGCACGAATACGGGGATGCGTACTTGTAGAGGTCTGTCTTCCACAAGTCGAGTCTCGAAGAGCTGCCGTAGGTGTCATAGTCGCAACTGTCGCAGAACTTCATCCAGCGGTACAGGTTATAGGGAACCTTCTTGCCCAGAGCGTATGCAATAGCCAGATTGTCGTCATCTACCAGGCACTCATAGTAGTACGTCCAGGCAGGAACTGTCTCTACGGAAATGTCGCCACCGTCGATAAGGGCTTGCACCCACTTCGAGAACGATGTGGAGGGTGCCATCATGTATGCAACAGACGAAACGCCCTTGAACCAGTCCATGCCCTGATAGTTCAGAAGCTCGAAGCCGTCAGTCGGGTTGACAACAGATCCTGTGACAGTCCATTTGCCGTTAGCGTTCTGGACCATCGAGCCGCTTTGCTCCACCCACTGGCTGCCGTTGTGCTTCATCACCTTGTAGCTGCTGCCGCAATACTGGGTGAGTACATAGGTGGCTTCTGTGTCAAGGCCATTGGTAGCAAGGAAACGGGTCTTGGTCTGTGCCAGCGTCTCATTGCTCAGACCGTAAAACTCTATGAAGTCGCCATAGTTCAGACAGCCCTTGTTATATCCTGGCACATCGTTGAAGCCAAGTGCCACCTGTTCCTTCTTGTCTTCCTTCCAGTTGCCCTTTGAATGGAAGTACGGGCTGCTGCCGGTATCGCTCTTTGAACGGTACATGGCCACTGGTATATTGGCAGTTGAATGGTTCATGACAAGACCATCGATGACAAGGGTGCCTTTCTTCCAGGTACCATCAAAGGCTCTCTGCGCAGGGGTCATATAGTTGCGGCCCAAGGCTCTGAAAGTGGCGTTCATCATGTCACAGATGCCGCAGTCATTGGCATTGGAGCTGTCGCTATAGTCCACCTTCACCGTGATAATATCCACAGGGATGCTGTCATCATGGATCTGTACCTTGTTGATGGCTGCCAGAGCGATTGCCCTGCGTCCTGCCTCAGTGCTGTCATCGGGGTTCAGCAGCGTGATCGTCGTGCCGCCCGTCTTGTTCACCTTGTCATAGGTTGAACCTTTCTTCTGTGCCAGATAGTAGCGAGGGTTCTTGACAGGGCGCTGGGCTGACGTGGTGCCCTGGTTCCTTCGTGCAACGTCACGGGCAACAAAGTTGGTCCAGGGACGTGCAGGGTCTATATAGTACAGGGTCACATAGATCTGGTCTTTCGTCGATACGGTTCTATCAAGGCCCTCGATGTCGGAGCCGTTGAAAGGACACTCGATGATGTAGGCCATACCCCTGTCTGCCAGCTCTGATGCCTGAGGGCGCAGTTTCGTGGTCTGTATGCCAAGTTCCGTGACAGCCTGTGAAGCCATCACACCCTCGAAGTCGTACTCAGTCACCATGTCGCCGGTGTCGGTCAGCTTCACAAGGTAGTTCTGGAAAGCCTGGTCAAACTGGAAGTAGTCTTCCCATGCCATCATATAGAACAGGTAGAAGTCGCCCTGAGTGCCGTTGAAGGTGATGTTCTGCTCCTGGATCAGATTGCTCTGTCCTGCCACATAGCCGATGACGGCCACTTCTTCACCGTTCAGATAGAGCTTGATGAAGTAGTAGGTGGTACCGCTACGGGTCTGTCCCAAGCCTTCTGCCGCAGGTTCAACCACGACGGCAACAGTCACCTTCTCACCCTGTCTGTAGGCGCGTTCCTCAACATGGTTGGAAAGACCTGTTGAACAGTAGATGCCTACTGCCTTACCTGTGACATAGAAGCCTGCACCTACACCCTCATGATAGCATTGCATCAGAACAGCATTGTCATCAACCAGGTTCTTTGAGGCAAAGGCAAACTGGATGGCAAGACCGTTGGCCTCTATCGATGTGGGCTTGAAAGGCTGGTGGTTCAGGACGGCTGTCACGTCCTCTGCAATTCTAAGGCACTTCTCGCCCAGGAACGTGCGGAAGCCGGTAGTGCTCCAGTTCGAGCCGCTGACGGCTATCGTCTTGCCGCCGCTGGTGATGGTGTGGTCGCTCTCTTCATTGCTGCGGTTCGAGAAGTCGAAGGCATAGATGGCACCGCTCTTCAATGCGGCATCAATCACCGTGCCGCTCACAAGGAACGTCGCTTCTGTGCCGTATGCAGCGCCCACGCCCACCTTCACGATATGCGAGAAGGTGCCGTCACTCACTACGCCTGTCACCTGATGGGTATAGGTGTATGAGGTTGAACGGTAGGCCGTATGGCTCTGAACAGCGTTGCCATCCAGATAGACGGTGGCTGTCGGTGCATTGTTCGTCGGGTCATAGACGGCATAGTTCACGGTGATGGTCTCATAGAGCTTCACCGCTGCATTGGCTGTCTCGCAAGTCCAGCTCTCCACCACAAGGGGCGTTGTGCTGCTCTCATCTATCACGAAGATGCCTGAGTACAGGTAGTTACCCACAACACCCGATGCCACGTCCACGCCATGAACGCGGATGGGATAGGCACCATGTGACAATACTGAGCCAAGGCAGTTCGTCGGGTCAATGGTGATGCCGTGCGAATAGGTGTCTGATATGACACTGCTGCCAAGCTGCTGCCAGCTGCCGTTAAGATATATCTCAGTGATGGCCGTGATGCCTCGGTCACTCGCATTGTTCGCAAACTTATACAGGGGGATGCTCTTGGCACCGCCGCCAACTGCCAGGGCAGTGCTCTGGGTGTATTGCAGCGTCTGCACGCTCGACACCGTCACGTCAACAGCAGTCACGTTGATATTGCGTGAGCCGGTATTGCCGCCATCGTCTGTAATCAGGCAGCGGAAACGGCGCACACCAGCTGCTGCGAAATACTGCGAAACGTCCATCACGAAGTCGTAGGTGCTCAGCGAAACAGATGAGGCCTTATTGAAGAGGAACGTATCAAGCAGCGTGTTCGTGTCACGGTCATACAGGGCAATGGTGGCAATCGTGTTTTCCTGCTCAGATGAGCCTACTGTGGTCACACTTCTCACCGCTGCACGGATGATGAACGAGCCACCTGCATTACCGTACATGGGGGATTGCTGGAACGCTGCCGTCACGATGGTACCAGAACCACCACCGCCGCCGCCAGTACCGACGGGGAACTGCACTTCGTCACCGATGCCGTCACCTCCAGCATTCTCCAGCTGGAGCTTCACCACGCCCTCAGTCTCGGTGTCAACCTTGATGCCGGTGGGAATGTGTGTGTAGGCACCGCCTGTTGAGAAGGCATCCTCACCGTCCTCTTCGGGTTCGTCAGCGGTCTCTACGTCTGAACCGCCACCGAAGTCTTTCCAAAGGCCAACCTCTCCGAAGTCCGTTACCTCGCCCTGGAACTGCTTGGTCTCCATCTCGTTCTCACCTGTACGGTAGGAAATGATGAGGCCCTTTTTGGCATAGTTCACGCCTGACTCGTTCTGATAGGCAACAAGTCGGGCAACAGCTGTTTCCAGCGTATAGTATTCACCGGCTATGGGAGCGCCTATCAGGTCATTGATGATGATGTAGGTCTCACTGCCTGCCGCCAGCGATCCGAAGTCTTTCCAATTGTCGGTATTGAGCCAGTTGGCTGATGTCACGGTCTTGCCGATGTACTGGTATGTCTTCCAGATACCTGCCGCAATCTCAAACGAGATAATCAGACCGCTCACGGCTTTCTCTGCGTTCCATGCGGCATGAACGGCTGACAGACCCGTGTTCTGCTGGTCGCACAGAACATAGTAGCCCTGGATAGGCACTTCGTTGGTGGCGTTGAAGATGCTGCTCACGCTGCTGCCGCCAACCTCCACCATCTTCGTGCCAGCTGCATCATACATATACAAGCGGTTGCCACAGACATACTGCTTATCTGTGTATGGGAGTCCTGTGCCACTATCCGCATATTCATCTTGACCAAGCCACGCATTGTAATACTTGATGTTTAGACCAGAACCTGTACGTATCGCAAAGCAGTTATCATCCTTACACCATACGATGGTAGAGCCAATCGGTACAAAAGGAAGTCCCACTTGCTCAAAGGTGACGTGCCCCTCGACAATAGCCTCAAAGCGTGATGCGTGATGGGCCTTGTCTGACTGCTCTATCTCATCAAGCCGTTCATCAACGCCGTCAAGCTTTTCCTTGTCGGCTGCGCTCATCAGACCTGCATTGTCCGTCGATGCCAGGACATACCCAAAGGCTTTCTGTACGTGTGAGGGAACCTCACTGCCATAATAACGGCCAACAAAAGTAAACCCGTCGGTTCTACTTTCTGCATTATACACAACACAGTCTTTCACACCGATGCCGAAGCCGTCTTCGTTCGTGTCGCCTTTCTTCAGGCAGAACGCAAGCCAATAGGTATCGCCGTCACTCATCGAATAGATGCGTGAGTCAACAGGATAACCTTCATAAAGGTACACGCCGTTGGCAGGGAGTTCGTCACCCTGACTCATATAATTGGCAAGATCAATGAAACGGGCTCCGATATTATTGATTCTTGTCCCCAGCTCGGTAAGAAGCCCTGCCAGACTCTCATCATCCCTGATACCGTCAAGGAAAGCTATTACTTCATTGAAAGTCTCTATAGCTATACTCAGGTCACCACCAAGCAAATTATTGAGCCTATCCTGCAAAGTGTTGATACGCGAGGAAAGGTAGTTATCTGCTGAGGTTCTGGCACTCTCTTCATCCGCGAGGGAACTCAGCAAACTGTCTATCTGGCTTTGCAAGGCATACACGCTACCAAGGTTGCCCATCAGCAGCCATGCAGCAGCTCCAGTGTTGCCCTTCTGCCAGGCATATACGTTGCCACTCTCTGCCTGAGTGGTGTTGGATGAGTTGTAGATGACAACCAACTGACCGAAGCGGAGGGCCTTGCCGTTGCTGCCAACAGGGGCAGAGGCATCGGCCACCATTGCCGCATAGCTTGCATATACCTTATGGATGCCCAAGCCTTCCGCGTTCTGCTCCATATCGGCCAGATACTCCAGTATGTCACTCTGTAGCCCGAAAGTGTCCTCAGGGCTGATGCTGTTCACCTCCGTAACCTGACGGAGACGGTTCGCTATTTGCTGTAACTGATAGATTGTCTTCATAATTATTTGGGTATATCAAAAATTGTTTTTACGCTACAGTCGCCAGGACTCCAACATATCGGGCTGGCGTTAAGACTACAAAGCATCGCATCGCCATCCTGCCCGAATGAAATATACGCTGTATTTGCCACGTCATCACCACCTGCGCCAAAGAGTCCACTACGTTGATTCCGATATTGTCCAGGCCAGCCGCTCCCATACGTATCAAAAAGAGCAATATCACCTTGCCTATCTTCATAATTTCCCTGAGAACTAATATTTATACGGATGCGATAACAGTCTGTCAACTCGCGGTATTCTACAGTTCCAGAATAGCCATTATAGAAATTTACTCGCAGTGGGATCCATTCTTCTGATGAGCCGTTGAGCTTTGCACGTATCTTCAAGAAGATTGTGTCCATCAAGTCGCCAAGTTGACTCGATGGATAGCTGGGCAATGTCTCTGAGGGTGTGGCTGATATTTCCGCATACTTGGAAACACCGCAGCTCTCTTGGCTGCCATTGTCAAGTGTGCGCACATTCTGGGGATCATTGTGTACAATAACATAGAATGGGCTGCCACTAACCAAGTCTAGACCTATACCTCCTTCAAAATTCAATATCTCACCATCAAGGAAAATGCAGCCAGGGTCAAAGCGCCATCGGCTCCCTTCTATCTGCAATGGATAGAAATGAAGGAAATATCCACGTATGTCTTCAGTGCCGAAGGGGAACATTGCCTTCAACTTCTTTATTTCCCCTTCTATAACAGGAGACGTTAACAGTCCTCTCAGAATGGCAGAAGCGTATTCTGCCGGTAGTTCCTGGAGTACGTTCAAGTCATCCAGAAAAACAGGTTGGCCGCCCGCATTAAATTTTAACTTATTCATAGTCGTATAGTTCTATGCTGAACGTGCGTCCAGCGGGTTTGTAAATGTTCAAGATTCTCTTGATTTCTGATAGGTAGTGCCAGCCGTATTTGTCTGAGGCCTTCGCCTCTAAAGAGGTACACAGGAATGTCGGCACCATCACGATGAAGTTCACCAATACCCTGCTTTCACCTTTCCGCATCAGCACGAAGCCAATGCCTTCAGATAGAAGATACATATTGCAGGCCTCCTGTAGCTCACTGGCATAGTAGAATGATGGGACTTTCTCTTCCTCTGGTGTTTCTATGTAGATTTGGTGATCTTTCAGATAGAAGGCATCGTTTAGTGCCTTTTCCAAATACTGCACGTTGCCCGTTATCGTCAAACGGTCATCTACTGTATTCTTCACACTACAGAAACGGTCATACACATAGCGCAGGGGTAGCACCAGCACATTCGCCAGAGCCACCAGAAGTTTACTCCTTAGAATAGGAGGCAGCAACTGCATCACAAGTTTAGTTATGTCAATCCTGTACCACATACGTCAGACTGTTTGCTAAATCTATAGGGATATAACTGCCGCTGTTACCAGTGTAGTTGTTGCCACTCAGCACCGTCCATTCTAATGAATTGGCAGGTCTGTACTTGCACTCTTCCAGTTCCACGTCAACCACACCTTCGACGGCTTGTATCACATCAACAAGTTTGGTCTTGTTGAATGTACCGCCATAGATGATATGTTTCAGATACGACGTGATGGCCTCTTCCACCGGCTTGCTGCCGTCGCTCAGCAGCTCACCATTCTCATTCAGGACCAAGGGATCGATTGTAATTGTAGCCGTCACAGTCACATTGTCGCTCTCTTTGCTCGTGATATTCAGGATAACACCTGCAACCTTCACCCTGTTCATGTATTGTTTGAACACTGTTAAAACGTCATTTGAAAGAGCCACAGGACTGCCGCCCTGATCACCGCTGACAAGTATTTGTACGCTCGTGCCTTTGTCACGCACGGCGGCATACTTCACCACCTGCTTGCTCTCATCGACACTGGCATACTCATACTGTTGTGTGCGCTCGTTCAGAACCAGGCTGTCACCGTATTGGAATGCCAGGGCCATCTTGTAATACCAAGGCACACTCGCCACCACCGCCAAGGCGATCTTGTCTTCCACATCGCGCTTGTGCTGGTCAAATATCATCTCCAGAACATGGCAGCAAGCCGCCACAATGAAGAAAAGAATGCTCTCGATGCTTACGCTGGAAAACTTACTGCTAAACGTGTCATCCACGCTCAGACCGTATTTCTCCCTGATGGTCGCATCTGCCATGAATGCGTCCGTCATCGTCTTCTTGATTTCCGCTACACTCCTTGCCATAGTCCGTTACTTGAAGGGTTCATTAAATTCTTCGTCAAAGATACGCAGGCGCACATTGCCCTGGTCACGGGCCGTTGCAGGACTCACATCGTTATTCTTGCAATAGTTCTGCATGGTGCGGTTCCATGAGGCATCAGGCATCGTCAGCTCTGTTCCGGCATCAGGAACCTCCGTCATGCTCATATTGTTTTCCCTGGCAATGGCTATCATGGCTTCCCATGAACCGTATTCCTGTATGGCCACGTCTGCCAGCGTCTGCCCGTCTTTGACTGTCTGTTTCATCGTCTTATTACTTTTGATATGATATATCCCACTGTCAGGAGGCTTGCGAGTATTCCCACGTACCAAAGCCACCGCCACGACTTTTTTTTTACTACTGTCACTTCATTGATGCTCCCACCATTATAGGTTGAGTCATTCGTTTCGGTGACGGTTGCCTGACTGGTCGCCTCGCTTTTCTCCTGGCGGTTCTGCTGCTGATGGGTGAGGCTCTTGCCCCTGCCCTTGTAGTGCTCTGTCGTGCGTTCTGCCTCATGCAGCAGCACACGCCCGCTGGAGTCTGTCACTATGCGCTCACGGGTCTTTTCCACAACGCTATCACTCCATGAGGTCTGTGTGGTCTGTGCCGTTGCCATTGCCTGACTCTGACTGTCGGAACTCGTGGATGATGTCTGTGTCACCTCACCCGTGACATGGGCGGTCTCTGTCATCCGTTCCGTCACTTTCTCCTTGGTCTTGCACCCGATGAGGGTCAGCAATACCAATAATATCAACAGTAGTTTCTTCATAGTCAGATGTCTTTATATTCTGTCTTCGCATCAAAGCTCGGACACATCTTGATCCACTCGCTTTTCTCAATCTTGCCGTTTCCGTTCAGGTCTGGGCTAAAGTCCCTGTGGCCCTGTATCACGGCATCTGGGTAACGCTTGCGCAATAGCTTCAGCAAGGTCACAAGTGATTTCTTCTGCTCATCCGTGCGGTTGTCAACACCATCCATGCCACCCGTGTAGGCAATGTTCACCGTCACGCTGTTGAAGCCTTTCACGCCGTTGCTCACCTTCTCTGTGTCAAGCAGCTGATGGATTTTGCCGTCGGCTGTGATGACATAGTGATAACCTGGGGCTTTCCACCCCTTTCTCTTGAACTCTGCCAGCAGATCATTCACCGTCGCCTTCTGGCTGCCCGCCGTACAATGCACGGCAATGTACTTGATTTTTCTCATAACGCTCTATTTGTTTTTACGTATATAATCATCCACTACCAGTTTGAAGCCGAAGATGGTGGCGGCATACACCATCGTCTGGCCAAAGTACCACAGGGCACCGCTCGGCACGTCACCATCTTCACTCCTAAAAAAGGCAATATAACACATCACAATGCCACTGATCAGCGTCAACACTGCCGTTATGTACTGTACTTTATCTTTAGTATGCTGTTCCATAATCGTTAATATGTTGCTTCTATTTGTATGCCGTCACGCATGATCTTCACGCCGCCAACCTTCTGACCGTCCATCTCCAGCTGCTCCTTGATGGAGGTGCGCCAATAGATGGGGTCGTTATCCAGGAGCATGTCACTGATGCCAACTCCCACCGCAGGACGCTCTTTCAGTTCACCCTTATGCAGCAGCAATAGCAGTGCCTGGTTCTGGTGCAGTATGTCACCAAGTGCCAGTGTTCCTTTCTCAATGACAGGCTCCAAATAGTTGCCCTCTTCATTGCCCCATGTCAGTTGCATTCCAATCATATCAGTGCTTTATCTTTTCGTCCTCATAGTCACCCTTCTTGAAGGATGAGGCAGAGGAACCGGGTTTTACTGTCGTAAATGTACCGCCTGGATGCGACACCGTCACCTGATGCGTATGGCTGTTGAAGGTGTCAACCAAGTCGTTTATCTTTTCTGTCAGCTGCTCAATGTTTATCAGACCGCCAAGTTTGCCGCCATTGATCACGATGGTCTCGATGTGGTCCACCTGAAAGACCACCAACTGGGACAGGTCGCCGCTCAGGCTGCCGACGGTCACGGCACTGCCTATCTTCGGGGTTACAAGCATCTCACCGTCATCATCCAGCTCTGAGGCCCTGAGCCGGACATCAGGAATGACGATATTCCCAATCTCCACCTCACAGAGATTGCCGGACACCGATTTCACGATGCCCTGGGTGATGGCAATGCCCTTGGTGCCAATCCCGTCCAGATAGTCTTTCAGTTTGCTGTACTCGTTCATATCTCGTTAGCTTAATCTAAAGCCTAAGTCAATTTTCCGTTTGCCGCCCTCTTTCCCGAACTCCGTTGTCACAGAGGTCACGAAATAGGTGCCGTCCTTATAGGGGTAGTCCTTATCCTTGATGGTCACGCTGTCCGCTGGCTTGCACATCGGAATCAGCCAGCCGGTGATGCTACCCTCATAGCCGTCAAAGGTCCGGCGCTTCACCTCCAGCTCCCCACGTGCCTTCATGCTCTGCTCGTCGCTCGTAGCGCAAGTCACCTCTAGCACACCGCCGCCGGTGCTCCCGTACTCGCGCTCCTTCACATAACCAGTAGGCATGTTCGCCTTCACCTTCACACGGATACGACGCTCAGCGGCCTTGCGGTACGTCAGATCTTCCTTTTCGACATTCAGGGCAAGGTCATAGAAACGTTCCTCCCCAATCTTCTCGCCAGGAGGATGCACATGCAGCTCATCGCCATTCACATAGATGTCAGCACCGCACTCTTCCTGAACCTTTTTCAGTACATCAAAACCGGTAGCGTTATTGATGACAAACTTCTGATACGTCCAACTGTAGGTGCAATCCAGCGTCAGGCCAATGCCGCAGCCGTTGATGACCTTCTTTAGCAACGCCTCCAGAGTTACATTCTTCAAGACCTCATTCGGTAGTTCCTTCCTGAACAGGAAAAGGTCATCTTCACAATGCAGCTTGATATTGCCGCCGTCAGTCGATATGCGTTGCAGCCATCCGTCAAACTCCAGTTCCATGCCGGTCTCTTCATAGCCCAGCTTGATGATGACACCATCACCACGCTTCAACTTGTCTTCAACCTGGAGTGCCTGGTTATATTGCGACGCAGGCAGTGTGATAACAGCAGTGTCTGCCAGCTGCTCAACGCTCTTGTGGATTTCCACCTTGTCAAGCATACCCAGCCGGTAGTCGCCTATCTGTATGTCATACTGCATCGTGTACATCGCTCTTATGTATTTAAGTCATCACGGCTCAACAGCAGCTTGTAGATGTCATCGCTGTATGCCGTAATCGTATAGTTCTGATTTGTCAGTCCGGTGGTGAAGGGAATATCCCAGCTCTCTATCGCCAGCTGACTGATGCCGAAGATCTCCAGCAAAGGACACAGTGCCTTCACGTGTCCTGCCTCGCAGAAGTTCTTTAGCGTTGCCACGTCCTCATCAGGGTATTTCCCTTCACGTGACATGAGGATGCCTTCTATTCTTACGGTGTAGTCATCCTGTGTCCACCGTTCTTTGATGCTGCCCTTGATGGTGCCTTTGTTCACATGACGGCGAACAAGGATGTTCTGACCGTTCAGGCTAATCATCGGTTCCACAGGGAACAGCCATTCTTTGGCTCCTGACTCTTCCAACTGGAAACGCAGGGGCATCACCATCGGGACACCGATGGCATTGGTTCTTACCACCTCTTCCAGTTCCGCATCGCTCAGATCTTCCACATTGAACTCATCGCTGTCCGGGAAAGACTTGCCTGATGGCAGATAGCCCGTATTGATGCCGTGAAAGTTATTCTCACGGAACAGCCAATAGGGAGGAACCTTTGTGAGTCCCATCGCCCTGAGGGCAATATTCTGTAGTATGAACCTTGATGTCTTCATCGTTCTGTACTTGTTGCTATGGCAAGAGCCCTGTTCATGCTCTGGAGCACGATACGTTCAAGCTCTGCCGTGTCGGTCTTGTCTGCCATCGTCACATAGATATTGTCAAAGAACTTGCTGATGTTCATAGTGATGCTGGTGTTTCTGGTGCCACCAGTTGCCAAAGCTTCAGCAGCTTTGTTGCCCTTGCCGCCTTTGCCGCCCTTGGTGCCTTTGCCACCTGACGGGTCATTGAACGTCACCGCCTCAGTGCTGCCCTTTGTGCCAGGAGTAGCAATAGCGGCATCCTTCTGGGTGTCTTTCTGTTGCTGTTTCTGGCTCTCAATGCGGTAGTTCTTATCGTACTCATCGGCAACACCGCTTGCAAGTTGCTTCGTTGATTTAAGCGCTTTCTCTGCACTGGTTATGCCCGTGATGTCCTTGACACCGCTGACGGCACTGTTCCATGCCCCTTTGAAGTCACCGTCAAAGAGTTTTGCCAATGCCTCACCAATCTTTCCAATACCACTCAGGAATGTCTTGAAGCGGTCTATGAGGTATTCCTTGATGATGTTGCCAAAGCCCTTGATGGTTTCCCACATCGTAAGTATGAAGGCACGGAAACCGGCAAACTTGTTCCAGCAATAGGCAACTGCAGCCACGAGGGCGGCAATGACTGTTATCACAATGCCTATTGGGTTGGCGTTCAGTGCTGCATTCAACAGCCATTGTGCTGCCGTCCACGCATTCGTCGCTAAGGTTACGACACCCTGAACAGCTGCAACGGCTCCTATCGCTATGGCATGGGCATTGAACGCAATGGTACCAACGGCCACAACACCGGCCAACAAGCCAAGCTCCGTTTTCCAATCGACGATGAAGCGGATGACACCGGCAATGACAGAGAAGAGCCACTGCAAGGCTGAGGCAATAGGTGGAACGATAGCAATGAACAAGTCCATGATGTCATTGACAATGGGCTGAATCTGTGCGAACAGGTCAACGGCTGCCTGCTGGATGTTGCCTACCAGGGTAGAGAACTTTCCGCTGACCGTCTGACTCAGTTTGTCGCTCATTCCCTCAAAGGCACCTCCGGCACTGGTTGCATGATTGATAGCTGCTGCAACGGCATCGAAGCCAATCTGCCCCTTGCTCATCATGTCCTGAAGCTCAGCGTATGTCTTTCCTGTCATCTTTTCCAGTTCCTTCAAGGGGTTGAAACCTGCATTGATGAACTGTAGCAGATCTTGACCGCTCATCTTTCCGGCACTGGCCACCTGACCGAATACGAGGGAGAGGCTACCCAGCTTGTTCTTGTCACCGGCTGCTATGTCGCCCAGCTGGCGCAGATAGCCGTTGACCTTGTCAGCCTGAACACCGAAGTTCAGCATGGTCTTGGCATTATCTGTCAGATCCAGATTGCCATAGGGAGTTTTGGCGGCAAACCCGTTGATTTCCTTCAACATCGCCGCTGCCTTTTCCTCACTGCCTACGAGAGTAGTGAAAGCGACACTGGTCTGTTCTGCTTGTGCGCCAAGGGCCGTGATGGCTCCCACACCTGCACCGATGAGCGTATAGGGGTTCATCAGGAACTGCATGCCAGGTATGGACATCAGGGAGCCTTTGAGGTTGGAGAAAGAAAAGGCTTCCCGAAGGCGAGCCCCTGTAACTCTCGCCTTTCGGGATATTTCGTCCAGCTGCTGTGAGGTCTTACGGGCAACGTTCAACACATTGCCTTCGTCTGCCTGTAGCTTGATGAGAAATTTAAGTACGCTGTCCATTGTTTGCCTTTGCCTCCATTTTGCGGATGTCAATCAGATACCGGATAGTCCATGCCCATTCTTCATCACAGAGTGTGTCAGGGTCTATGTGCATGTAATACCTCAGGAGCGTGTTCATGAAGAGCACGTCACAGTCTTCGGCATCTGGTACATCGGCATCCGCTAAAGCTTTTTTACTTGAGCCTCCTTGACCTTGATGACCTCTTCCATCTTAGGGATGGCAGCCAGGAAATACTCATCGTTTTCCTGAATCTCCTTGTCACCGTCAACCCAGAGTTGTTTCAGAAGGGTCTCGCTCATCTTGATTGAGTCCTTCACAACACTCACAAAGCTCAGATCCTTACGGTTGGGTCTGCGAAGGATGCAGCTCTTGTCTTCAACCGTGATCTCAAATATTTCACCGTGCTTCTTTTTCCACTCGGCTACTTGTTCTTTCGTGTACTTCATTTTACTGATGTTTGAATGATTATTGAACACTGTTCAAAAGCCACCGTGCCCTTCGGTTTCCCGTAGGGTTAGAGGTTCTTCAAGTCGATGAACAGGAACGGCAAGGTCTTCTCCTGGAACTTGTCACCCTGCTTCCACTCGGTGTTGTCCTCAGTGAACTCCACGCCTACCAGCACATCGGTAGTGATCACGTCACCAGCCGTCGGGTTTCCGTAGGCGGCCACGATGTCAAGGCTGGCATCAAGGATGTCACCGCCACTGGCTTGTTTCAGTGCCTCATACTCGCTCTGGAGCAAAGTAATCTCGCCGTCGTAGGTCTTGTTGCCACGCTGGATGCTGTGAGGCTTGTTGCCCTTCGCATGCAGCAGCTCCTTTTCCTGCTTCGCACTGTACTTCACACCACGCAGTCCTGTCACGGGGCGACCTGCCATAACGACAGTCACGTCACTCCATTCGTATTCTCTTGTGTTTACCATTGTTTTCTCTCTTTAAGCGGTTGTTACTTGGAAACCTAAGTTCACGTCGATGTAGCGGCTGTAACCGTGAGGACGTACTTTCAGAGTCACAACGATGCGCGAAGTCGATACGACATTCTGCTTCTCGTTGATGTAGCACACGCAACCGTTGCCGTCACCGTCGCTGCTCAGCTCACCGTTGGCGGTCATCTGGCGATTGATGGCATTGGCAAGGGTCTGCTGCCAGCTCTTCACCACTGCATGCTGCAAGGTGCCGTCCTCGTTCAGCTCCAGTTCGTCAAGCAGCTCGTTCAGCATCGTGTCGTAGGCAATGCGGTATGCCTTATCTACCACACGGCGGCCCGTCAGGTGGGCATAGTCATCGGTAGGCACACAGGCCATCGGGTCATCGGCATAGAAATAGCCGCTACGGCCCACATGCTTTCGGGGGATGACATAGCCTTTGTCGAAGATGCTGGCAATGGCGCTGCTGCTCTCTTCAACCTTCTTGGTACCCACGTACATCTCCAGAGGGAACAAGGCTCCATCCTTCACGCGACCGATGTTGCGCTGAACGGGGATGCTGGCAATGCGGCCAAGCAGGGCACCGATAGCAGCACCGGTGCTGTTCGTGACAGTATCACCGATGGCAACAAGACAGCGGTTGTAGTCTTCGACACTCAGGTTTTTCAACTCCTTGGCGGCATCGTATGCACGGCCCTCGATAGCAAAGAATAACGGGGCATAGAGCTCAGTCGTTGCCCACTCTGCCAGCTGCTGGGCTTTCGGCAAGGCAGTGAACACGTCAGGATCAAGGCCGTTTGTGCTTGCAACGCTGCTGTTGCTGTTTACACCAGCTACACCAATACCGCGCAAGGCTCCGTTCTGACGGGTAATCAGGTCACGGGCATAGCCCTCAGCGGTCTTCGTATAGTCACAGATATTTGTGGCCGTCGTAGCAGGGGCCACAGGGTACAGGATGAGCTTCACGCCGCTGCCTGCTTCGTCATAGAACTCTGACACGTGCTTGTATAACGTAGCATTGTTCTGTTCCGTCACGCCAAGATCGGCAAGGTCATCCATGCTGCGAACCTCATAGATGCTGTTCAATGCCAGCTTTCCTGCTACTGCAGAGGCTCCGCAGATGAGGGCCATGAGACCGTCGGCACTTTCGCCGACGGTTCCCAACTGCCCGTTAAGAAACTGAATTTTTACTCTTGGTAGCATAAGAATTTCTTTTTAAGGGTTACGCACTGGCGGCCTCTGCGATAGCGTAGATGCCTTTGCTGTCATAGCGGCGCTTGCTGCCGCCTACACGCATCAGGAACGAATAGATGTCACCGTAGTAGGTCGGATCATCCTGATTGTCGAACATCTTCACGTCACCCAAGGCACGGCTCACGCAATGCTCCTGCCATGCAAGACCAGCGGCAAGTTCTGTAGCTGCTGCATTCTCAGACCACTTCAACAGGGCCTTGGCTGATGTCAGGCGCAGAACCTGTGAACGCTGCATGATGCTGAATCCGTAGAGATTGCCCAAGATACCCTTCTGAGCATCTGCTGATGCCAGAAACGCACTCAGCTCAGTGTCGGTCAGGTCATCCAACAGGTCAGCGTACATGCAGGCATCAAGCAGGATGTAGCGGCCCTCTGCAGGAACATCATCCTGATTGAATCGGGTCATCAGAGCCAGGACGGTTGCCTTGGTCATCTTCTTACGATTACCTGTGGCGGTGCTTGAGGTATGAGCCTCACGGGCACTGCCCACCGTCTCAATCACCTTGCCGGCAACGAACCACTTGTAAAGAAGGTTCTGATGGGCTTGCTTCTGCAACTCCATACGGTCATTCCAGAGGATGCTCTGACGCTTGTCATAGCTCAGTTCCACCGTGTCGATGTTGGGGATGTAGATGGGGTTAGTGGTCAGCTCATCCATGTCGTAGGTCAGATCCTGATCGGTACGCTGGTTCACTGACGCGGGTTTCTGCGTGCGGTTGATCTCTACGCCTGAGGGGGCTCCGGCGTTAGGGATATGCACGGTCTTGTTGCTCACGAATACAGAGTCATCAATACTCTTTGTGGCAAAGCTGTTGTCGGGAAAGAAGTTCTCGACGATGGTGTTCAACCATACTTGTTTGTTTAAAGCCATTGTTTCAAAAAATTAAAAGGTTACACTTCTTGTTCTCTTACTCCTTGTAGTCCATGCCGAACTTCTCCTTGAACTTCGCACAGAACAGTTCCTTGTTCTGAGCCTTCAAGTCGGCAAGGCGGTTCTCCTTGTCAAGCTGGTCCCAGGTCTTGTTCTCGAAACCACCGGCTGCACCTCCATCCTGGTTGATGAAGTCAACGGCACGGGGGGCTGCCTGAGGCTTCATGCTGTTGATCAGAGCCTCGGTACTCTCGCGGTCACTCAGCATGAGCTTCTTCATCGTAGGAACCTGCTCCTTGCTGATCTTGCCTTCCGACACTGCTTTGTCCAGGAAAGCATCTACTTCCTTTGCCTGCAAGTTCGCAATCTGCGTCTTGTAAGCGTCATTCGCCTGCTGGAGAGCGTCAACCTTCGTTGCCTTGTTCTCCAACGCCTTGATGTGTGCTACAATAGCACTGGCATCCTCCTTGTCACTGAAAGAAGGGATAGCCTTGATGTCATCTATTAAAGCCATTTCTTGTGAATTTTGTGGCTCGAAAACGAGCCGGTTATTAAAAAAGTTATAGATCTCTTCTGCTGTTTTAGGCTGCTCTTCGGTAGTCGCCATGTCATAGATGCCATCACACAACTTCATTTCCACTGCTTCCGGGGCATCTATCCAGTGGTCTTTCTCATCGAAGTATTTTGCCTGAACGTCTTTAGCCTTCATGCCACAACGTCCGGCAATCATGTTAGCCAGATCTTTCTGTAGCTGCTCCATCTGGTCAGCAGTCTGGCGTAAGACAGAGGCATTGCCCCAAGTGCCACCGCTCACACTATGAAGCATTAGTTTAGCGTATGGACTCATGTAGAGGGGTTTTCCGCACAGGGCAATGATAGCAGCAATGCTCGCTGCAACTCCGTCTATATATATAGTAATGTCGCTCTTCGACTGTCTCAGGGCATTGTAGATGGCCATGCCGCTGAACACGTCACCGCCTCGGCTATTGATGCGCACGTCTACCTTACCATACTGGGACTGAAGGGCTATCAGTTCACTCACGATGCGACCGCTCTCCACTTTGTAGCCGTCGCCAATGTCGCCATACAACAGGAGTGTGGCGCTTCCCTCACCGGGGATAATGTTGAAATACTTTGTTACCATCTCGATCGAATTTTGGTGCAAATATCGCACGTTTTTCCGACATTCCAAAATGCCGTTTTTATCGTAGCGTCAGCGAGTTACTATCTCTGTCGTGCAGGATGCTATCATAAAATCACCATTTCGTTTTTTCCCGATTTATACCGAACTTTGCACCACAATTTATTAGAAATAATATGGCAAAACCAAACATCGACAAGAAGGATATTGCAAAATCGCTTTATCTCAACGGCAACTTCACACAGGAGGAAATTGCCGACAAGGTGGGTTCCACCAGGCAGACGGTTTCACGATGGATAAAAGAGGGCGGCTGGGAAGAGCTCAAAGCCTCCATCACCATCACACCGGCACAGATACTGTCAGGGCTGAACCGCCAAATCGTGGAGATAAACAACAACATCAGTGAGCGTGAAGAGGGGCAACGCTTCGCCACCGTCGCAGAGGCTGACATCCTCGCAAAGCTCGCGTCTGCCATCAAGAAGATTGAACAGGACGTAGGCATTACCGACATCGTGGATGTGGCCATACGCTTCACCAACTGGCTCCGTCCGCTCGATCTCGAAAAGGCAAAGGAGTTTAACAACCTCCTTGATGCGTTCATCAAGGACCAAATGAAGTAATACCATGACGCTCGAAGATAAGAAAGCACTGCAACGGTGGGCAGAACACCACAAGGCACTTGCCGCTGACGTTCCTGTAGAGGACTGGATGTCTAAACGCGACATCGAGAAGAAACGCATGGAGCTGGAGAAAGACCCTATCGCCTGGATCAAGTATTTCTTCCCGAAGTATGCCAAGTATGACTTCGCGCCCTTCCACGTCAAAGCCATCCATCGTGTCATTGAACATGATGAATGGTATGAGGTGCTGTCATGGAGCCGTGAGCTGGCAAAGTCAACGGTGGCCATGTTCATCAATATGTATCTGGCACTGACAAAACGCAAGCGGTTCTTTGTCCTGGCATCGGCTACAGAGGCATCGGCAATACGTCTGCTCACTCCCTACAGGCTCAACTTTGAAAGCAATCCACGACTGCGCCAGTTCTACGGCAATCAGGTAACGCTTGGTGCCTGGACCGATAAGGACTTCACCGCACGCTGTGGGGCAAAGTTCGTTGCGCTGGGTGCAGGTTCCGCGCCTCGTGGTGCCAGGAATGAGGAAGTACGTCCTGATGTCATCTACCTTGATGACTATGACACCGATGAGGACTGCCGCAATCCGGAAACGCTCAAAAAGAAGTGGGACTGGTTCGAGGGCGCACTTTATCCCACACGTTCCATCTCTGAGCCTACACTTGTGCTGTGGTGTGGCAACATCATTGCCAAGGACTGTTGTATCAAGCGAGCCGGTGAACGTGCCAAGCATTGGGATATAGTCAACATCCGCGACAAAAACGGGAAAAGCACATGGCCGCAGAAAAACACTGAGGAACAGATTGACACCGTACTGTCAAATATCTCTTCAAAGAACGCCCAGGCAGAGTATTTCAACAACCCTGTTTCTGAGGGTACCATCTTCAAGAACCTGCCCTTCGGCAAGGTGCCGCCACTTCGCAGGTTCCCGTTCCTCATACTCTATGGCGACCCTGCCTATTCTGACTCAAAGAAAAAGGCATCCAGTACAAAGGCGCTTTGGCTTATCGGTAAGTACAAAGGCACATACTACATCATCAAGGGTTTTCTGGCTCGTGAGCTGAACGCCACCTTCATCTCCTGGTACTTCGACATCATGGACTATGTGGGCGGCAAGACGAATGTGTATTGCTACATGGAGAACAACAAACTGCAAGACCCGTTCTTTAACCAGGTCTTCAAGCCGCTGCTCCGTGATGAGTGCAAAAAGCGCAAGCGTGACCTCTACATCAAGGGAGGGCACTGAAAAAGTCCCCTTTTTTTATGACCAAAACGGAAAATGCTTACGATTTGTAACTTCTCTTTCTGCAAATCGCCTAAAATAAGGCTAAAATAGACAGATAATAAAGGGTAAAACAGCTGTTTCTCCGTCATCAACTTTCAATTTGATAGTGGGTTTTAGTTTTTCAGTGCCCTCTCAAGGGGGATGAGCGCAAGAAGACTGACAAGGCCACTCGTATTGAAGCCAACCTGGAACCGATAGACCGTAACGGTGCATGGATATTCAATGAGGATGAGCGGGACAACCCACACATGCAGGAACTCATCAACCAGTTCAAGCTGTTTGAAATGCACCTGCCATACAATGCCGACGGTCCTGACTGCATCGAGGGCGGCATCACCATCATTGGAGAGAAGACAGCGGAACTGCAACCGGCTGTTACCATCTCATATCAGGAGATTAACGAACAAAACCCATATAGAATGTAACTATGGCTAATTTCATCGAAACAACAGACTATGATGCAACCATCCACCGTGAGATATTGGACTCACTGCTAAGGACGGACTCTTCATCTTATGACCCGCAAATCATAGAGATCTGCGAGGACAGGGCCATTGCGGAAATGCGCTCCTACATGAACAAAACATACGACTGTGACGCTATCTTCTCAGCGACTGGCAGCGACCGCCACGCGCTCATTCTCATGTTCGCCATCGACATCACGGTATATCACATCTTCTGTCAGCACAACCCCTATAAGATTGCCAAGATAAGACAGGACAGATATGACCGCGCTATCGAATGGCTCAAAGGCATCATGAAGGGTGATATCACCATCGATGGGGCTCCGCTCATTCAGGAACCTGACCTTTCCGACAACTCTCCCTGGCAGATACAGGCAGACGATGCAAGACCCACATTCAGATAGATAAAATCATACAAATATGAAAAAAGATAATAAGAGGAACAGAGGCACCAAGCAGATCACTCAGGGTGGTATGCGCGTTCCTAACGGCCAAAGACTGCCGGACGTGGTGCTACAGATGCCGGAAATATTCCTTTTCGACATGAACGCCTACATGAACTCTGTCACGATGGCAAAGAGCATTGACTACTCCAACCGCACACGCCTTTTCGACATGTACGAGTCTGCTATGCTCGATCTTCATCTGTCTGGAGTGCTTGCCAAGCGCCTTCGTGGAGTCACACGGCTGCCCATTGAGTTCCAGCGTAACGGAAAGCCCGATGATGCCATCAATGCACAGTTGCGCTCACCTTGGTTCAAGCAGCTTCGCAAAGACCTCATCATGTCTGAGTTCTGGGGCTTCACGCTCGTACAGTTCTATCTTGACGATGACGGGAACATCCGCTATGACCTCATAGACCGCAAGCACTATGACCCTGTGCAGAAGCAGCTGCTGAAGTTCCAGGGCGACCAGCAAGGCCTTCCCATAGAAAACTTCCCTAACTGTCTCTTCGTCGGTACCGAAAGAGGTCTTGGCATCTTCGCGGAACTCATGCCTGCCGTGCTCTACAAACGTGGTGACATGGCTGATTGGGCGCAGTTCTGCAACATCTTCGGTATGCCCATACGCGAATACACCTATGATGCGGGCGATGAGACGGCAAGAAAGCGCCTCATTGCGGATGCCAGACGGCAAGGTTCCAATGCTGTGTATATCCACCCGAAGGATAGCGAGCTGACTTTGATTGAGGCTGGCAACAAGACAGGCTCTTCTGACCTCTACAAGACTTTTGCCGACTATTGGGATAGCAAGATCTCCATCCGTGTTCTTGGCAACACCCTCACGACCGATGCCAAGGAGACAGGCACACAGGCGCTAGGTGAAGTCCACAAGGAGGAAGAGGATGACATGAACGCGGATGACCGCGACTTCATCCTGGACATCCTGAACTATGACATGCGTCCTATCTTTGGCGCTCTGGGCTTCAACATCGAGGGAGGTGAGTTTGTCTATGCCAAGAAAGACAAGATTATCCCTTCCCAGCAAATCGACATCGTGCAGAAGCTCCAGTCTATGGGGCTGCCGATGGATGATGACTGGCTCTATGAGACTTTCGGGGTAGAGAAGCCTAAGGACTACGAGCAACAGAAAGCAAAAAAAGAAGCCGAAAAGCAAGCCATCCGTGACAGTCTGAACAACAGTCACGCAGATGATGACAAAACGCCTGACAAAAGCAATTTGAACAATGATAAAAAAGCGTTCAAAAACCGTTTGGGCCGTTTTTTCGGAATAGCCCCGAACACCGGGGCGGACACCGACTTCTAATCGATACGCTCTACTATGGCGACCACGATTGCCACTGTTGTTCTGTAGGCAGTGGCTCTGCCGCTGCTTTCACTGACTCCATCCGCTTCGATGCCGATGTCCTTAGCCAGTTCCTGCGCAAAGTATATAACGGCTTCGACACATCCAACGAGGTAGAGCCCACCATCTGGCGTGAGGTGCTGCGTGTCATCAACGAGGGAACAGTGGAAGGTCTTGCTCAGGCAAAGACACCGCCAACACACGACCGTCTCTTCTACCAGAACCTACGGCACTCCAATGAGGTGTTTGCTGCCTTCAAGGTACACATGATGGGTGAGGACATGGCGGCAAAGCTCTTCGATGCCAACGGCAACCTGAAACCATTTGACAAGTGGGTGCAGGATGTTTCCAGCATATCGTCGCATCAGGTAGGCTCATGGCTTCGCACGGAATACGATACGGCGGTCATACGCGCTCATGCAGCTGCTGACTGGCAAGAGTTCGAGCGGAACAAAGACATCTTCCCAAACCTCCGATGGATGCCTACCACATCGCCGGAACCTGAAAGCACTCACGCTGCCTACTGGCGTTTGAAACTCACATTGCCTGTCGATGATCCTTTCTGGAACGAGCATCACCCTGGCGACCGCTGGAACTGCAAATGCTCACTGGAGGCTACCGATGAGCCTGTCAACCGTCCTGATGGCCTCGAAGAGACAAAGCCACAACGTGGACTTGAAAACAATCCTGGAAAGGACGGGCATACGTTCTCAGACAAACACCCGTATTTCCCAAGCGATTGCAGCCGTTGTTTCGCCTATAAGAAGGGTGGCTTCACCAACCGTCTCAAAGCTCTGTTCATGAACAGGGAAAAAGACTGTTACAACTGCCCCTTCATTAACGGTTGCCTATATGGCTCTGAAAGAAGTCATATTTCTGAGATTAAGAAAGAAGCCCGTAAGGCTCTTCAAGGTTCAACTATCTCACATGAGAAATTGGAGGGGATGATTAGTATATCACGCAGAAGCATCGATGAGTGGACAAACCAGCCACATATCCACTTTGCTGAGAAGAACAGAATGCTGCTCTATATAGATAGGGTATTGAAAGACTCCACATATCTCGGATGGAAAGACGATATAAGCGAAAAGCCAGGAACGAAATGGGTACACTTATTTGAAACATCCATTCAAGGAGATAAAACATGGATAATAGTGAAAGAGTATGTCGATGGTAGCAAAATACTTTATAGTATATCAGACGGACCAAACATCTTGAAAGGGCTTAAAAGAAAATAGCCCCAAATCACGGCCAGAAATACAATCTGGCATAGATAAGGAACTATTTTCTGCTGCAAATATACACATTTATTTTCAAATAACAAACAAAACATGAAAAAATTTATTGTTTTCTTCAAAAATTGGCTCTTCAACGTCAGAAAGAAGCAAGCCATCAAGAAGGCTCAGCAGCTCGCAAATGAGCAACGCCGCAAATTTTTAGTGCTCAACTTCAAGGGCAAACCGACTGTCATTTCCATGCAGCAGATCCATCTGCTCATCAGGACAAAGCAGGTCAACAAGAATGCCGACTTTTTCCGTGATATGGCACTCTATACCGCCATGCCTAAATAAACGACTATGGATGCAAACGACATTGAAAAGCTGGTCAAGAAAGCCAAGGATGACATCTTGAAGGAAGTCAATGACCGCCTCCCTCGTAAGGTGGGTGTCATTGCCGTCAATCACTTCAAGCAGAACTTCCGTGATGGCGGCTGGCTCGACAATGGCCTGCACCCTTGGAAACGGACACGCCGCCAGGACAGCAACAGCCCTGATGCCAAATACGGGCCGCTCACCTCCAGACGTAACCACATGATGCGCTCTATCCAGGCATCCACCGCTCCGGGGCAAGTCACCATCGAGGACCCTGTGCCTTATGCTGCCATCCACAATGACGGGGGTGACATCACCACACATCCCACTGTCACGGAACGGATGCGAAAGTATGCCTGGCACATGGTCTATTCGCTTGCCGGTATCAAGGGCAAGGGTAAGCTGCCGAAAGAACTGCCTGCTGAGGCTGACAAGTGGAAAGGCCTTGCACTCACCAAGAAGCGGAACATCACCGTCCACGCTCACATACCTCAGCGCCAGTTCATGGGCGACTCTGCGGAACTGCGCGTGAAAGTAAACAAACTCATTAACGACTCAATTCAGAAAATAAAAGATGGAATCATTGCTTTATCAGCTCATTAACCACATCAAGGAGCAAATGCCTTCACTCTCACTGGTTGATGAAGACTACGGACAACTGGAGGCTATCGACAAAGAGGACATGCAGACATATCCTGTCACGTTCCCCTGTGTGCTCATCGACATGCCTGAAACGGAATGGTCTAACCTCAGCGGGAAGAGCCAGAAGGGAAAGGCAAAGGTCAACGTGCGCCTGGTCATCGACTGCTATGATGATACGCACTACGGTTCTGGAACGATGGAGGCCATGCAGGACAGGGCTGAAATGGTCGATGACCTGCACAAAGCTCTACAGTGCTACCGTCCTGATGAGGATGGGGAACTCATACGAGAGAAGTCACGCTTCTACACATGGAGTCACGGAATAAAGGTCTATGAAATGCTGTACTCTGTTTCCGTCAAGGACATCATTCGGGAAACAGTGACAGCTGCTGAGAAGCCAAGGGTCGTGCTTTCGGTGCAGAAGCTTTAGACACTGCCACCTTGAAACCGGTGAACAGTGGACGCGCTATCTGCTTGCCGTCACAAGTGGCACCGCTCTGGATCATCTTGCGCACTATCTGGATCACGCGGCTCTCTGACACAAAAAATTCCTCTTCGCTCAACTTCTTGATGGTGTCATCAAAACGAAGTCTGCGAATTTCAGTCCAGTAGTAATAGCGCTCAAACATTCTCTGGTCCCTGGACTCCATCAGCTCTTTGTTCCTGCCACGTGCCATTCTGCGTGCAAAGATACACAAAATTCTGCACTTTGTGCATAAAAAATGGGGCATCCCGCTTGGAATGCCTCATTTTCAGTTCACATTAAGTACAAAAGGCTGTTTTTAAGCCCTCTGACAGACTTTTTATTGGTCTGTGTCCTCTTTCTTAGGCTCTACATAGAAAGTCTCATCTTGGGCCACTATGATGCCACATTCGGCCATTGCGTCACACATAGGGATGCGCTTCTTGGTGATTTCGCTCTCCATGAACTCCACTGCCTCCAGTTCGCGGTCTGCCAGGAGCTTGTCTTTGGCTATTTCCTCACTCGTGCGCACATAGCCAGGGATGTACTTCTTGACCAGTGTCAGAGCGCTTGCCCATGTGAAGCCTTTCAAGGTCTTCAACTTCGGTGTGCCGGTTCTGAAGCCGATGGTACCATGAGCCATGTCAAGGCTCTTCTTTTTTGAGAACAGTTCTGGCTGGTTCTCGGTGGCGTAGGCTTGCAGGGTCTCAAACGCACATTCGCGCTCACACGTCAGCTCGCCAAGTTTCTGCTGGTACTTCTCGCGGATCTTCGCACATTGCAGGTCAATTTCTGCATTGATTTTCTCAATCTGTGCATCTGCCTTCGCATAGCTTGCAAATGCCTCTTCGGCTGCATCGCGGCTAACACCCGTGATGACTGTCTTCTTTTGTCTTTTTGTTGCCATTGTTTTTGATGTTTTAATTGTTTATAAAATGGTTTTTCTGTGCAAGGGTCATTGCTCTTGCTTTTTCTTCAATATCATGCGCAGTTTCAGTGACAGTTCGTCAAGTTCGTCAAGGCTCAGATCCCTGAACACCTTACCGGCAATCTTCGGACTCTTGCAGTAACTGTTCACGGCATTCCACTCAGTAGTGTCAACGCCTATCTTCTGCAATAGTCTCAGGCAGATGCTACGCTTGTGACGGCGTAGGGCATTGAAAGTGTCCTTGTCATTCTTGCCCTGCTGCTTCAATGAGTTATCCAGATGGTCGCACATCTTATGGTACTCATGTTGTGTCATTTCGCGCAGGCTCTCGGTTCTGCCGCAAGTCCATTGACTCACCAGCTGCTGCTTCAACTCATCCTTATCCATACCTGGCATCAGTTTCAGCAGCCCGTAGAACCGTGCGAAGTTGTTTACTTGTCCTGACATACTGGTTTCCAATCTATGGTTATTACTGGTTGCATCTTACCGGTTCCCTCGCACATGGGGCAAGGGGCTTTCACTGAGTTATAGGCTCCGTCACGCTGCCAGAACCAACCGTTCCCACAACAGTAGTTGCACTGTTGCACAAGCCCTGTCAATCGTTCATGCTTGGTCTTCATCGATGGGCTGCTAAGCTCCAACACTTGTTTTGTCTTACTCATAGCCAATATAACACCTCACCTTCAAACATAATCATTTGTCTAACTTTCAGGCCTATTGCCTTTGCAAAGAAGAGTTCTGCTTGTGCTCCTGGGCTTTCATCCCAATCAGGCAGCAGGCAGATAATATCACACTTTTTCAGTTCCATGATGTCAAGAAGCAGTATTTCTGTATAGAAGTTCGTGCCACATGCCTTTGCGTAAGCATCTGCCATCGTCCCAAGTCCGCTTGTAGTGGGGTTGAATACCTTATAGCCTTTTGCCTTGATGTATTTCTCTGCCTTGGCAAACTTCTCACGGGTGGCATCACTCAGAACCTCTTCGCCAATCTTGCCGCTGATATATACTTTCTTTCTCATTGCTTTGGATGTTTATAGGTTACTCTCTCGTATTTGTGCCACTTGATTATTCTGCTTGCCCACATCAGATCTTTGGTCTCTACTACCACCATGCCCTTGTTCTGCTTCGAGCGGTGTAGGTGCAAGTCACATTCGTAGTTGTGCTGTAGCCAGTCTTCCAATAGACCTTGTGCGCTCATGGCGGTCATCAGAATATAGATGGTGTCGCCTTGCTTGTAGTCGTTACTCATAGTTGTCTGTCTTTACGTTCTCACCCCAATACCGTTCTGCTCCCTCATCCCAGATGGTGAACTCTCCCGTCTGACCGATGAAGCGGCCCTTAGAGAAAGCCTTGAAGCCCTCAACCCATATCTTCAAGGTAGCATCATACATCACGCCCTCTGCTGCGCTGCCTCGTGGGAGGCTGCCTTTGGCATGGCTGATGAAGACAATGAGTTTGTCCTTGTTCTGCTCCTTGAACTGGATATAGTCTCTATAGCTCATCTGTGTGTACTGGAAGGAGTCAATCACGATGATGTTATAACTCTTGCGCCGTGCCAGGCGCTCTTTCAGTTCTGTCATGGGCTCAGCATTCAACAGATGGAAACGGCTGCCTACCTTGCTCAGACCATGACGCACGAGTTTCTGGCGCATCGATAGGCTGTCACCCTCTTCCATGCTGTCAAACGCCACACGGTCATACTTGCATAGTTCCGCTATCAACTGCATCACGAAACTGGTCTTGCCGTTGCCTGAACGTCCCCAGATGAACCAAACGCCTGTGCGCTCCGGCTGACCGAAGGCATCAGCCCATTTCCCATCGAAGGGAAAGGTCTGACGCTTCTTGTTCAGCACTTCTTTCACTGTCAAAGCTCTGCCCATAGTCTTACTTGCTGCGCTTGATACGGTGAACACTCTTTTTCACTCTCCTGAGATCGAAGTCACAGTCCTCTGCGTCTCTGATCACCTCATCGATGTCCTTGCGGTCCTTGATGCCGTTGGCGGTACAAATGGCATAGACATCGTTGGCGGTCGTGTCTTCCAGCACAAAGTATTTCCTACCGATGCGGCTGTAGAACTCCTTATAGCCTGGACGCTGCCAGCGTAGGCCCTTCTCAATGCGCTTGATGATGTAGTCCGTGCTCATGAACACCACGCCGCACTTGTCTTCCAGTTTGTTGTAAAGGCTGATGAAGTAGTGGAAAACGCTCTCAGTCAGTTTGTCGGCTTCGTCGAAGATCAGAAGAGGCGCATCCATTTGAATGAGGTTGTCAAGGATGGCAGTCCAAAGGCCTCTCACGGTATAGCCCTCTGTGCGGATGCCTACCAGACGGGCAATCTCCCTCACAAACTCGCCCTTGTGCAAGTCCTCAGAGCATTGCAGGTAGAAGACTTCCTTGTGTTCCTCTGCGTAGATCTTGGCTGTTGTGGTCTTGCCGCAACCGGCTTCACCCACTACCCAAGTCACGTTCTTGTAGCGCTGGGCATCATCCAGGGCATAGCTGATTTCCTGATAGGCGCTGGTCTCTACAATCTGCCAGCCCTCTTCATTGTGGGCGGTGCCTACTTGGTCTGCCACCTTGCGCCACATCTCTTCGCTGATGTTTTCCCACTTACCGTTCAGGATGTTGCTCACGGTTCCTGCACTGGTTCCTTTCAAACTGCCCACTGCCTTGTTCTGGCTGGGGTACTTTGCCACATACGTTCTCAGGCGCTCGGCAATCTGTTCTTTCTGTTTCTGTTCCATGTTTCTTATGCTTAAAAATTCAGTTCTTTTATAGTTTCCCTGCGACCTTCTTGAAGTCAACAGTCACTGCCTGCTCAACTTCACTCCAGTCCATATTGCTTATCTTCTTGGTCACTCTGCCAAGGCTCAGTTCCTCAGGTATGCTGGCGTACTTCCGTGTGCGTCGGTCTATCTGACGCTGCACGTCTGCACTCACGCCCTTCAAGTCTGGAGTGTGTAGGCCGTTCTGCTCAGGAGCAACACCCTCTGCATACTCAATCGCCTTGGCTGCCACCTGACGCTCTATGCGGCTCTGATCAGCTGCTGCCTGCTGCTGTCTGATGAAGGTGGCCTCACCCTCTGCCTGTTCCTGAATGGCACGATGAATGACGATGTAAGGCTCTGCCACGCGCTCAAAGCGCAACTCGCCTGCCTTGTCTTTCCAGTAGAGGCGTATGCTCTGGAAGTCGTACGGGTCATATTTCACAACAAATTTCTGATAGGTGTGCTTCCTGCGCCACTCAATATCGGGCACTCCTGGTTCGCTCATCACCTCATACACCCTCTTCTTGCCCTTGACGGTAACCTCGATACCACTGCTTGTGAACGTGCTCATCCTGTCGCATGTCACCCAGAACATATCTATCATGTCGCTGGCAGTCACTATGGGGGCTTCTGGGTTCTCGCTCTCTTGGTACATCTTCATCCTCTGCTCCCCTGTAGCCGGATGAGCCATCTCGTTCCACTCGGTACGGGCTTTCAGATAGGCGGCTTTCAGTTCGTCAAGGGTGTAGAGCTTATCCTTGTTGGCCTCGATAAACTCCATGTTCGGGCGGCTGCTCTCTTTCTTGGCGGTGATGTTCTGACCGGTAAAGCGCCAGTCCTTATGCAGCACCTGTTGTTGAAACCTGCCGAAGACGCTCTCAATGGTCTTCGAGGCGCCATTGTAAGGGGCAGTGGTTCTGTGTATGTGACAGATCTTGTCCAGCATTCCGCTGCTGTTCGCTTTCTTGTGACCACCCTGGTTATCATGGACAATTTCGTATGGCTTGTGACCGCTCACCTGAATAGCCATTCTGTAGGCCATATATTGAGCCTCATAGTCCTCGTTGTCGCTGATGCAGAAGCCTAAGAACACCTCAGTGGCAGCGTCGATGACCTCATACACGCTCGTGGTCCGCACCTTGCCGTCTTCGTCCCTGTAGTACAGGTTTATCTTCGTACCGTCACCATACCACAGCGCATCCCTCATCGTCGGCAACTGGGTCTTGTGCCTGCGGTCAAACTTCTGATGGGCGCTCATCTCACCATATACGGCATCATGCCACAATGGCTCTATGGCAGCACTCTCAAGCCACATCTTCAGGCTTCGCACGCTCTTCAATGGCTTCCAGCCCTTAGACTCGCACTCCTGGTTGAACTGCTCGAATATCTGGCTGTCGGTAAGCACCGGCACACGGCTGCGCTTCAACGCTATCAGCCTGCGACCGGCATCCTCGGTTATCTTCAAGGTGTTCTTGTTGCCCACCTTGCCGCTGATCAGAGACTCATAGCCGCTCTTCTTGAACTGCGACATCTTCTCTTTCAGACGTGCCAGGTTCCTGGGCAGGGTGTGGCCAGTCACCTCTCTCAGCTTCTCGCTCTGCGTGAAAACGATGTCCCACAAGTCACCGCGTCTGCCACCGCCCAGGGCGTGGGTCGTACTGGTAAGCGCGTTCATGCGCTCCCAGAGCATCTTCAGCACACTGGCATTGCTCGTGTACTCATCTATCAGCTTCTGGCTGAGGCAAGTTTGAACACCATTTAAATCGTATTCAAACGACTCGTAAAACAACCTCGCCTCACCGTCTTCCTTCACCCATTCCTTCAGTTCCTGTTGCTTCAACACGTCTGCGGGTTTGCCATACTTAGCTTCAAACATCATTCTGTACTTCATAGGGAGCGACGCATAAACATACAGAGCCTTTGAACCTTCACCACCACCACGATTGGCACTCTGGATGTTGCCTCGCTGGACGTTCTTCAGAAGTGTTGGGCCGGTTATGATACCGCCCTCTGTTAGTTCCTTGAAGGTCACGCACAATGTCTTTTTGTAATACTCCATATACGCTGCTCTCTGGTTCGTAACGATGGTGGTCATCGAAGACCCATCGCGTCAGTTAGTTTGTAATACAACGGCACCATCACAAAACCGTAAACGATGCCCGCACACTTCTCCAACAGGCTCATCTCATCAATGCTCCAGGCAAAGCTCAACAAAAACCAAGCATAGACAAGCAACAACACTAAGGCGATTGACATCCTCGCCATTTCTTTCATAATCTGCTTCATAACTGGACCTCCATTATTTTTTGTCGCCTATCTCTATCCCGCCATACTGCTCTTTGGCAACATAGCGAATCTTCCTTGCAAGCATGCTGTCCTTCTTGAAGTTCAGTGCCTTGCTTACCATCTCACGGGTGCAGTTCATCGCACATGCCAACTTCACCACACTGCCGCGGTCCATTACTATTCTTCTGTTCATATCCTTACTTATATTAAGTGCTCGTTGATATAGTCCTTATCCATCTCACTCAGGTCCATGCCCATCTTAATCTTCCTCAGCACAACCTCCTTGTCTCCCACCAGACACGATGCCTTGAGGTCAAGCAGTTCTGTGATGTGCTCAGTGGTTTCCCCATTGAGAATACCCTGCTCAATCTCCAGCATGGCATCAGCAGCGTCGCTGCGAATCTCTTTTGACTCTTTCAGAAGCAGTTCCTTCTCTTGGAGAGCTTTGTGCTGCTGGTACGTCTTTTCTGCCAGGCACTTCACAAGGCGGCTGTTGCCAATCTTCAACCATTCACGGCAAAACTCGTCCTTGTCCATGTCACCGGCGTTCTCATACATGGCGTTAGCCTCTAAATACTCTTGCTCTGTCACTGAACGACCAATGCGCTCTTCAAATTCCTTCTGTAACATAATTCTCTATTTTTATTGTTAATTATCTATCTTCTTTCTCGCGTCTCAGATATTTTTTGTATATTTGCCGCGATGTTCACTTTATGAATGTGCTGCAAAGATACAGAATTTCTGTAAAACAACAAAACTTTTATTCAGAAAATTACAATTTTTCTTCAGAAAATATGGAAAAAGAGCAGATTAACAGTCGCACAATAGGCGCAATCAATGCCTTGTTAGAGCAAGATTCAGCCCTAACAAAGACGGCTTTGGCTTCTTCTCTCAATGTAAAGCCTGCAAAATTTTCAGAAATTCTGAATGGTCGCATGATGGCAGGTGCTGATATGATGGCATTGCTGTGTTCCGAATACAATATTTCGGCTTCATATCTCCTTACAGGCGAGGGTACAATGTTTAACAATGGGAATAAGTTGCCTGTAGCCCATCATACCACAAGCCCCAAAGAAGGAATCCCACTCATTCCTCTGAGCGCTATGGCAGGGGCACTCACAGGCGAACAGACGGTTCTCGAATATGAGTGCGAGAGGTATGTGGTACCAGCGTTCAACGGGGCTGACTTCCTCATACCGGTAAAAGGCAACAGCATGAACCCCACATATCTGTCTGGAGACATCGTGGCTTGCCAGCGTGTCCCTATGTCCGGCTTATTCTTCCAATGGAACAAACCCTATGTCCTCGACACCGCACAGGGACCACTCATCAAGCGCATTAAACCAGGATCCGACAAGCAGCACGTACTCATCGTCTCCGACAACGAACAGTACGACCCATTTGAACTGCCGTATTCGGAAATACATGCTGTCGCACTCGTCATAGGCATCATTCGCCTGGAATAAACCACTGTGTCCTGCGGTTTTCCGCAGGATTATCAAACAAAACGCATACCCATATTTCACGTTAATCGCCCAAAACCCCGATAAACAAAGGAAAGTTTCAAAATTCCGCCCCCTGAATACATTCACAACACTGCATTTTGCCCCTTGAAAACGCAAAAAACAACCGTTTTTAAGGGCTTTTTGTACTGTTTCCCCTATTTATCCGCTTTCAGAAATGTTAAAAGTGTCCACCCAAATGTCCACCCAATCAACACTTTTCGTTTTTGCAAATCAACATCTGTCCATCCAAACGTCCACCCAAATGTCCACCCAACCCAACTTTCAGGCATAAAAAAGGGGAAGCAAGCAGCCTCCCCACAATAATGCCTTGAACACACTGTTCAAAGCCTCATCACGCACTTCATCCATAATAATACCCATGAAAAACACGCCCCTGACAGCCTTTCCTCCCTTGCACCTTGCCAATCCACCAACGCACCCAAAAACGCTCCAGAAAGCCCGTAAACACAAGGAATAAGGCATCCTAACGCCCCTACGGCACCGATGGCACCTTCACGCTGATGAACGCCCATGTACCGCCATAGATCCGTCCAGACACAATAAAAGCAGCCTTTTGAGCTGCCATGTAACATTTTCCCTCTAAAACACCGTTCAAACGCACATCAAACGTAAAGCAAACGTAAAGCCAATGTTACATTTCGTTTCTGCGTTTTGTCCATCTCATATCAAGCCTCAACACCTCTCAACTCCTTCATTTCCAATCCTTTCGACTCTCTCTGACCTCATCTCACCTTTCCCACATTTCGTTTTGCCCCCCTTAAAGGCATATCGGCGGCAGAGTGCATCGCAGCCGGTATGCCGATTTTTATACCATCCTG